CTTAAACTCAGTACCGCGATAGAGAGCACCTTGATTGATGAGTTCGAGGACAGTATTCACTGAGTCAATAGATATCTCTTCTAGATCTCGTTTGAGGCCCGCCTTCTTATTACGGGCAACGCTCTGATCACTATGTGCATCGTTAGAGGCATAGGCCGTAGGAAACTTATAGTATAGATGGTGCCACTTAATAGTGCTGCCATCCTCTAGACGCTGCAAGTCACTTGCGTGCCCTACGATCAATTCACTACGATTTAATAAGAACGTGTCTCGAATGCTGGCTCCTGTCACTAGAGCATTGAGCTTATCAACTACTCCCTGTAAGTAACCTGGGGCAGTTATATTCCACATACTGATGAGATTATAATTCTCATCTGGTTTAACGAGGCCCCCCGCCTTCTTAATGAATTGTCGACAGGCCATACAGTTATGCGCCTGTCGCTCGTGTGGGGGGAAGGCATCGAGGTAGGTCTGCCAGAGTACATCTCCTGGTACGTCGACAACAAATAAAGGCTGCTTATCCTTACACATATTGTCTAACTGCCTAATACATGCAGCCTGGATATCACGGAAATCAATTGTAGTAATCATAAAAATACGGGGCCACCCCCGTTGTTATAGTTTCCACGGTTCTTCTTTGAAATATTTTGATGCACAAATGGGAAAGTTAGCTGTGATTATCTCTAGAGCTACATTTAAGCATTGTTCATTACTATACAAAGGTTTTTCTTCTTTAATTGAATTAATTAAAAATTCAATTATGGTAATCTCTTCCATAGCTATCTCCTATGTATTTGTGGTAGAGAAGCCCCCTTTATTTGAGAGGGGGCCCCGCCTGATAAATATTTTACACCAGAATTAAAAACCTGTGCTATAATAGTAGAAGGAATGGCTAAGGTTCCTTAAACCGCCTATCGGCGGTACCGATGACCTCCTATTTACCGCCCTCTCATTTGCCTTAATCAGTTGATTGATGTAGGCATCAGAGAGGGGCCGGTATCTATAAACTAAAAGACACAGTGAGCCGTGAAGTCCGAGCGGGACAGGGTAAACCCATACGCTTCACCTCCGCACGCCGTGCCCCGCTAAGTAGTAATACTGAGTAAACAAGATAGGGCTAAATGTACAAGACTTGACATCGGTTACGTCAAGCGCGGTAGGTTAATTCTGACTCTAGTGGACGCCGCCAGCGAGTAGGACGGAGGGAAACATCCTCCGTTACGCTGGTGCGCCAGACCTATTGTGTCTCTGGGGCAACTCAGTTCTGATCTACATTAATCTAAGCCGGGTTGTAGAACCACGGCTGTATTGTTGTATCTATTCACCTAACAGACATTGACCATGTTCAACCAAATACGGTACGTAAACAAGGCAGCGTTGAAGGCACTGAAGTCAATCCTGCGAGATAAGGCCTATCAGGCTTCTAAACAGGTGGATTACCTAGTGCTGCGCGCGGCCCGTAATTCTCACTTATATCAGCTATTACACCTAGTTGGATTCTTTGAATTTCACGTTACGAATACCCAGCGATTCATCGTTGGCCTCCATCAGGTTGTTGCCTACGCTTACTGGGGGTGGAAGGCCTACCGCAATGGCTTCCTCGCTCGTCGAGGAGAGGTAGAGGTACACCACATTGATGATAATCCTCTCAACAACCATCCCCGTAACCTTATCTACGTATCGCCGATGGAGAATTGCCTTGTGGCTCAGGCAATCCGTAGTGAGTGCGGTAGCCGTGTTCTCCATGGTAAGACTATTCCATTCAACCGGCAAGGACGTCTCGTTAAGAACCCCATCGCGTACTTTGTAAGTATTGTTAAGTTGAGCATCGAACGCACCTTCGCTGCACTCGGTCTACAGGTGGAGGCAGTGAATGTGCTACTCGAGCTGCCCCGCAACTTCGGCATCGCTCGAGTGAGCTGGGCCCCCCGCTTCTTCGTTAACGCCCTCCGTAAACTCGGGTGGCAATACGACTAGGCTCTTGAGATCAGTTATATCCATGGTAACGACACTTCGATTATTATGAGTAGTGATGAATAGGCGGCACCCCTGCGCCTGAGCAGTAGCCCACTCATCTTCAGTAGGGCCTAGTGTATTACGCCGGGCCACCCGTGTCTTATGTTCTATACGCCAGGTCTCCCCATCTATAACAATAGAGCCATCCCCGTCTCCGAAGATGGCCCCACTGGCCACTGTTGCTCTTGCACCTAGATCCCGTAATACGCGTCTTTCAGTAGCGCGCCCTATCTTCGATGCAGTGTTAGTCTGCTGCGATGCAGTGTTAGTCTGCTGCGATGCAGTGCTAAGTTGCTTGCGAGGGGGCGGAGGGGGCGGAGGGGGCTTCTCATATGCGGGGTGACTCTTAATAGAGGGGCTACCAGCCAGTGGTAAATAGGCCAGCTCACCCTCTCCTATCTCAGCTCTACATTTATGACATGCTATATCCAGATTACGGCAGGCCTGCTGCCACTTTAGTGGACAGGTCATGCCACGCCGGCGTATACTAACTGTAGCGGTACGGGCGCAGTGCCTACGGCTTCTAATTCTATCTTAGCATCGACTATGTTTACATTATTAAAGTGATAGGAGCCAGCTACTACTTTTGGTAGATTAATAATAGAGCTACCATTATTGATAACACTGAGGTTAACAGAACCTGTCTCACACGAGAGACCTATTACCTGTAGCGCAGTAATATCGATTAGATCAATCGATACTTCTGCGCCGGGGCTTAGGGTTAGAGTAATGGTGCGGGGCAGCGTGGTATCTGCAAATGTGTAACTAGCAGAGAGCTGTGTATACAATCTACCACGTGTACCACTAAATTCAACTGTATAATGCATTAATTTAATCCTTTATGCGACATCCAACGTACAATCTAGGCGCCTCATTAGGCTTAACTCGATAGAGCCGACTAATATATAACACGTATCCATCCTCTATCTCGTAGCTAGTCCTTAGACCACTATTAGGCCTAAGGACTATATCATTTAGGTGGGGCCAATCACTATATATAGTAATTGGCACCTGATAGGGATTTGCTATATCCATATGCCACATTTCGCTACTCACTGATATCTCCTTTCTAATGCTTACAGTACGCCATACACCGATAGTATAACCAAATTAACCACTAGCTACAATTCTATGCCAATTATACTATCGGTGAGTAAGGGAAGTCCTCTTACTTGTGCTGAACTCGACAATAACTTTCTAGAGGCTGCTAATCGCGCCAACCACACGGGAACACAGGCAGCCAACACTATATACGATCTATCTGACACAGTGCGGGCGTTTGCATTTATTGCCGACATGCTGGCTGATATAGCCGCTCTAAAGAATGAACTAGAGGAATTACGCGACGACCTATTCGGTGATGGTGAGTTACAGCAGCTCATTGAATACATGCAGCAGTTAATCAATGATCTAATTAATGACCTAGCTGCTCTCATAGGTGAGTTAACTATAATTATAGACCTACAGACATGCTGCGATACTAACACAACTGCTATCAGTGGTCTACAGTCTCAATTTACTACATTGAGTAATCAACTAACTGCTCAGATAGCCACCATCAATGCCACAGTCAGCGCTTTAAACGACAGGCTCAATCTAGAGATACCCAAGATAGTAGCATTACAGACACAAGTAACTAATCTATCGAACACTAAGGCTAATATAGATAGTCCTTTCCTAACGGGTAACCCCCGCACTGTATCGCCCACTACTAATGACAGTATAACTCGAGTAGACTGGGTTAACCAGGCCATAGCGACTAGCTTCAACCAGGCGGCTCTCCCAATAGGTTCTATAATCGACTGGGCGGGCCCCCCCGGGAGCTACCCTACTAATTGGTTACCAGTGGATGGGCGGTATATCAGCAGGACGCAATACCCAGTGCTATTCGCAATGCTAGGTACTGTATACGGTAGTAGTGATAGTACTAACTTCCGCATCCCTATTCGGCTGACGTTGCCGCCGCCAGACGAGTGGGCATGGCGTCCTTGGATCACAACCCTAATACGCGTGGCCTAACGACTCAGGAACTCATCTCGGCCATTCTCGACTACACGTATGATGTGAGTAAGGTCGAATAGTGGATTAACCTCAGCTATACTATTGGCCCACTCATTAGCTATCACACGATAGTTGATATGGCCCCCTACTCGAGAGCGAAGCTGGCACACATAGGCCATATGCTTATGTGTGCCACCTATACAGTATCGTATATTATGGGCTAGTGGTATACGGTACTGTATAGCAGGGCCGCCCAGTGTCTCGTAGTATTTATCTAGCACCTCTCTATAACGCTTAGCTATAGAGAGGTGTTCTACATAGAGTGGTAGAGTATAACCAGCATCTCCCCGTAATAGCTCTACATTAGTTAGAGCAGGAAAGTACCGCCATATACTGCGATGGCGATTGAAGTCGCGGGCCGCACCCACATCCATATAACCACTCATGTACATATGCGGTGCATTGAACTGAGTAGGTAATCTATCGTAATGCCGCCACGTAGTCAGCTCCTCTCGCAGCGTAGCTAATAGTCTTCTACCAGTAGATAGGACTAGGGCCGGCCGGTACACATCATTCTGAAGTAATAGGGCCAGGTTACCAACGATATCGCAGTCTTGCTCCTGTACAATTACTAGCTTTGAGCGATAATATTCATCTCTCATATTAACAGTGAGAGATGATTGAGCTGCCCGCGCCATGTTACCTAGACTAACGCTCAGGTCATGCCGTGCCTCTGCATGACGTATGAGCCCAGGGGCACCTGCTACGTAGCCCTGGGCCTCTAGCTCAGGACAACCACCCAGTAGTTGCTTCAGCATGTGCCCAATGGCACTGTATAACTCATCGGGCCCCGAGTTAATTTGATTACTCAGTAGGTCACTGATGAATCGACTCCACGTCTCGGCATCCGATGTGATACCCAGACTAGTGCGGGCTCCCATAGGTAATAGATAACGCGTACAGTCCAGCGTACGGGCATCCAGCGCCTGTACCTGGCGTTTATCGCTCATGTCTACGTCGTAAGCGCGGGCCAATGCCTCTCGAGTGGGCTCATAGAGCTCCTCATATGCGCTGAATAGATAGTCCATTGACTTGTCATAGGACTCATCACTGACTCTATAGTAATCGCCCATCTTCTGATAACGAGTACTGCGTTCCTGCCCTGCTCCTAGAGGCATAGTATTGAACAGATAGAAGGCAAACCATAGGGGAATACCTTCAAAGCACACTGATAACGTGGCTAGGCCCTGTACACTACCGTGACCATAATTATAGAATATATTATGAAGACGTTTATCCGCATCTACTCCCCGTGCCTCATCGAGTAGATTCTCTACTGACTCAGCGCTACGAGAATATCGTGCCATAGTATAGGCTATAGTGGCCTCATACCTCTGCCCCGGGCGGGCCACAGGGGTGAGGACCTTAATATTGCGCTCAGTATCAGTAATACAAGCAAGCCCTAATCGATTATCATAATTATAATTCACCTACAAAGTCCTCGTGAATAGATATAAAACTAGAAGCACTTAAACACTAACTTAAGAATGTACTTAAAGGCATTAATTAATCTGAAGGATGCCCCATTAAACATGAATGTACCACAGAATGATAAGGCCTACACTATTCACTTAGCTCCGCACACTCTGGTTAAGGAAGCTCTACCGCAGGTCACTGATTTCCTATGGCAGAACACGTTTAGTCTGACTCTATTTATTATAATCTTTATTGGGCGATGGATATTCCGCAATCAGATAGAGCGTAGGTACGCTATACAAGATCTGATACGCCATGTTAGCACTATAGATAAGGACATCTATATCCTTGATCTACTCAACCAGATACGGATTACAACGGCGGCCGATAGAGTCTTACTCCACCAGTTCCATAATCCTGGTCGCAGTATATCTGGTCTTAAGTTTCTCAAGATGACGTGTACTCACGAGAGTCTAGCCCCCGGGATTAGCAGTATAGCTAATCTCTATAGACAGGTATTAATTAGCGACCATTGCTATGACCTACCTACTTTAGTGCAACACGCTAGTACCCGATCCTTTATGAAGACTGATGCTAACTCTATACTACTTAGCTTTAAGCAGCGGGCTCATCTAGATATAATAGGAGTGCGACATTTATATCAGCAACTATTATTGGATGATGATAGCCCTATAGCTCTCATTAGCGTCCACTTCATAGGGGAGGGGGGTACAGCTATGGATACCACGCAGGTGAATGATATAGTTAATATAGTGACCTATAATCTACTAGTCATCTAATGGACGCTGCTGTTTCTTCTCAGCGAGCCGCTGTTGGGCCTTCAGTCCGCCCCGACGACCTATCTCTCTCATGTGCTCTTTATTCTGAGCTGTCTTCTCACCACCGCGGCGCCCCATACTAGACGCTGTATCTGAATTAAACTTAGCCATAGTTATCTACTTAATGTGATTAGGTAGGTGGCCAGAATTAAATATAGGATAAGCGTAGGTTGGGCTTCAACCGTGACCTCAGCCGAACGGTTGAGGCATGAAGCCCAACACTCGTGTGGGTTACGCTACCGCTAACCTATCCTACAAATAATTATGCTCTCCTACCTAAGTAAATTACTATGGCCGTGAGCATGGCATTATGTGGGCGATTTCCTAACTAGGCTTACGGTGCTCTTAATTAGATGCTGGACCAGTTGTTACTTATTGCCTAGTCCTTCAGTTTCGAGATTAATAGAAGTCGGTGGATTAGTCGGTGGACTAACTAATAATTGAGTAACTGATGGTACGAGGTCTGCGATAGCCCGCCACGCGTGATAGAGGCCCAACATACAGAGCACATCGCCGAGGCCCAACACCCCCGCTGCGTAAACAAGACGACCAATAATAACCGCCAGACTATAGGCCAATAACAAGCCGATAGTTACAAACAGTGTACGGAACTGCACCTTGCCGAGTTTTTCCAATAGATAATTGATGAAATTCATAATAGTCATAGTCAATAAATTGTAATTGTGGTTTACGAGAACAGTATTATTCTACAAGCTCGTACGCGGCTTCTAGTTGCGATTCTACTAACTTAGCACATTCTAGTTGCTTTAACTTCTTCGCTATGTATAGTTGACCTCTAGCCGTTATAACAGTAACGCTATCGAAGATACCAGGTTGATGGGGGCGCTCTTTGCGGAACACCTCTGCTCTGGCAGCTAATATATGTCGCTGATAAGGTAATCGATTTGGCTTCATCATAATAAAGCGAATGTCACGCAACATATCGAAGAACGTTGTACGACCTACACCATAAGCTTTAGCCAAATCTCCTATTAGGACAGCATCAACGTCTCTGACTGTCAACGTCTCTGCTAATTTAACCAGTGGGGCTTGCTCTTCTAATGTAGCATTAACTTGTTCTAAGGTGACATTAGTTTGTTCTAATTCTAAGGCTAGGCGCCCCGCTTCAAGTAAGGCCTCACCATAAGTAGTAGGAATCTTGAAGTCACTAACAGAATAGCGGCCAGTCTTGCGAATGGTAGGTAGTACTTCTTGTACTACCCAGTCTTGAAATAACTCTGCCTGTGGTTTGCGGCTGCTGAGTACTAATCTATATAAGCCAGATTCTGAAATGGCTGATATATATTGATTTGAGACTGACCCTAAGTATTGTTTAGGGTCAACTAATTGTTTTTCATACACCTTTAACCGAAGTAGAGCTACTGACGTATTAGTGTGTTCGAGAACAGCGCAAACGTCGGCTGCTATAAACCAGGGCTCATTATCAATGATTATAACGCGGATTTCTTGGTTGTTAAAGTTAAAGGTAGATAATTGAGTCTGGGTGCATCTCATTTTTGATCCTGTTGTTGTTGATAATGATCAAAGTTTTGGGCTAAATCTTTTGGTAGTTTTGCCCATTCTTCATTGGGAATTTTAGCAGAAAGTCGAGCCGCTAATTTCCAGATTGGTTCTGCATTATAGTCAAATTTAATATTCGCTAAAGAGAAACTCTCGATAGGTGTTTGATTATTCATATGCTTTGTGCTTTGCAGGCAATGGCCTTCACCATTACTGGTGATGCCATACCTAATATATATTTACTCGGTAATGGATAAGTTTAAGAAGGTTAAATGTTGCACAATAAGTTAATAACCCCGCGTTCCGTGCGGGGTTATCGGTAACAACGTACGCGACTAGGCTGAAGCCTTAACCAAATGAGGCACGTTTCTTCTAACGCTACTTGCATCCTGTATTGCAGACGCAATGGGATTAAGGCGCATAGTATTACGCGCGGAGTTCACATTCTCTGTGGATATGAATTGACAGGTAGAGCCCATGATATGAGCTGCTGTTAGATAACAGCCTAGGAAGGCGCCTGTATCAATCATAGCGCGGTTATTAATTAGTAGCGGGCGCTTAGTAGTGACATGACCATTAACAACTAATGGCCAGTTAGGCTGGCCATTGAAGTACGGATATAGTATTTCATCTACGCTGGTATTCTGCTTATTGGCCTGACCTCGAATACTGGGTAGGTGAATCTGCTTCTGTATAGAGATAGGGTCAGACTTACCTACATACTTATAGTCGCAAGGAGAGTGGTGAACAGCAGAGGTACGACTATGGGATACGAGGTAGGGCACACTCTTCCTATATATCTCAGTGAACATATTACGCTGCATGCGATTACTATTAACTGTAGTGAGATAATCGAAGACGCGAAGGGGCTTCACATCATCTATGTGCTGCATAATATAGAGCTCGTGATTACCTAGTACGACCTTGAAGTCAGGGTGACCTAGGTTAGAGTACACGAATCTAATAACGTCAGCAGAGCTGGGGCCCTTATTCACTAGGTCTCCATTGAGCACTAATTGCATGGGGTAATGAGTAATCTCATCCCCTGCAAATAAGAAGCCCGCCTTTCTAAGTAGTGCACGCAGATGGCCGTAACAACCATGAATGTCCCCTACTACTAGGGCCTCATCATTCATAGTGTAGTGAGGCACTTGCTCTACACTAAGCGCTATATCTTCTTGCCGTTCTATAAGATGGCTGAGCTCAACCCCTATGCTGCTCTCGGCATTGAATAGTATTTCTCCTACGCCGTAGTGATGGCAGCCCGCCATCATTATAACCTGATAGGCCTCTTCTTGATTCTTAATTTCTACTAGCACATGGTGCGCTGAGAGAGAGCCAGGATACGATATCGTATTCTCTAGTAGATGAGGGCCCTTTATGTAAAGGGCCCCTACTTCATGAGCGGCCCTCATTAATATCTTCTTCTTTTCTGAATATGGCCTCACAACCATATATACGGTGTGAGCCTTCATGTTAATCATGGCTATACTCCAATTGTGTGATTGATCTTGTGTACCACAGAAAGTCGCCTGATAGTGAGGTTAATATTAATTTGACTAACGCCCCTCGGCCGACTGCACAGTTAATGCTTTTTCAAAATAAAGCTCATATTTCTTCAAGGCTTTTGCCAATTTTGACTCCACCAGCTTCTCAGCATAAAATTCGGCAGCTTGAGTAACCAGAGATATATAAGCAGATTTACTAATTTCGCCTGTAGTATATAAGCGTCTAGAATAAGACAAAAAGCCTTTTAAGAAATGCCAATCTATCTCCTCAATTTTGACGTCAGATAAAGACTCTAGGTGTTGGCGAAAAGCCTCTTCCTGCATAAGCAAGTCATAATATGCGAGTCTTGACTGAGCCTCGCAGGACACTTTTTCTAACAATAATTTCCTTTTGTCTTCAGAAGACATAATAATCCCTCCCATTCTCGCTAGGTTATTTAGTATTAAAGAACTGTTTAGTGACAGTAATTCTTATTTCAATACCTCAAGGCCCGTGACAACTTAAAGCTACGACTCTTTTGTCAAGGGGCTTTGAGGATAAGAGTAGATGCTACCAATTAGGCGATTACTAACGTATAGATATAGGTAGTTATCAATATGTCTAGGAACATTATCTACATTGTGCATAATTTTGCAAGTATAAGATAACATTGCATATCCACTCTTCTTGATACGAGGCTCTATATCTGGGTACCTATGGTATATTTCTTGCATGGTTTTAATCACAGTTTACATATCTAACAAATCAAGCAATATTAATTGATGGGTCGTGTAACTCACTAGACTTCTTACAGAAGTCTTAAGTCGATCCTTGTACGGCAACATTTTTGAAGATTATCAACTACTAATAAACCCAGCAAGCTAGTTGTTTACTCACTTCTATACCTTCAACAGTGGCAGCGAATAGTTCACTTGCATTATTAAACGTATAGATAACCCCCACATTCAAGGTAAATAATTGGTTAGTCTGTTGTATAACCTGTATAACCTAAACGCCTTAGATATTTATCAATATCTCTAGGAACATCATCTACATTGTGCATAATTACGCACAATATATAAGATAACATTGCATATTCACTCTTCTTGACACGAGGCTCTATATCTGGGTACCTATAGTATATTTTTTGCATGGCTTTAATCACAGTTTACATATCTAACAAATCAAGCAATATTAATTGATGAGTCGTGTAGCTCATTAGACCTCTTGCAAAAATCTTAAGTCGATCCTTGTACGGCAACATTTTTGAAGATTATCAACTACTAATAAACCCAGCAAGCTAGTTGTTTACTCACTTCTGTACCTCCAACAGTGGCAGCGAAGCAATTAAAAGAATTATCCGTTGCTTCTACCTACAAACCGCCATCCTAAGATTAGGGTGGGCATTGCCCACCTAATTTTTATAAGTCTGTTGACATTAAGTTAAATTCCTTTTTGCTACAGAGCCCTCCCAGCACCGCACACCACCCGAAAACCGAGGCTGCTGTTGAGGCTGCGGCGGCCGTCGCTGCTGCGGTAAGCAGAACGACAGCGACGGGAATAGCTGAACCAGGAACCGCCCCGCAACGGAGAACGATTATCATCCCCATTTTCTATCCAGGCACTGCCATCCGTCGGCGCACCGTAGTTATCGTGCCAAGTATCGGCGCACCATTCCCAGACATTGCCGTGCATATCGTACAGTCCGAAGGCATTGGGGGGAAACTGTCCCACGGGAGTCGTTTCTTTTAGATATTCTCCTTTGGGTTCATCAGCGTAGGTTTTGCTGGCATCATAGTTAGCCAATTCCCCCGTAATGGTTTCCCCAAAGTGAAAGGCGGTTGTTGTCCCCGCTCTACAGGCGTACTCCCATTCCGCTTCACTGGGAAGTCGGTATTCCCCTCCCGTTAATTTAGATAATCTCGCGCAGAACTCGACGGCATCGTACCAGTTGACTTGTTCCACGGGTCTATCCCGGCGCGCGTATGATCCTTCCCTATCTTTAAAGTGGGAGGGATCAGGATCAAGGTCTTTTTCTACTTTCAAATCCTTGCGAGAGGCAACTACTCTCCACTGTGCCTGGGTGATGGAATACTTGCCCATGAAAAAGGTGGAGACAGTAACCTCATGTTGAGGGCGTTCATCATCGTAACTATCTTTCTCGTCTTGCGGTGAACCCATCGTGAATGTCCCCCCCGGAATGGCAACCATTTCTAAGGTGATGTCGTTGCCCAAATCTTCGCTGAAATATTGGGACTGTTTCGACTCTTTTTTGATTTGCTCACCCTTCTCATTTACTCCCACTACCTCAAAATTAAATGATAACAATTCTAACTTTTGCAACGGTTTAACTGAATCTGGATTAACTGAGATTGGAACCTTCTTTGATTGCGTATTTTGATGTTTCATAATAATATGTCAAGTAATGTATTGATGTCTTCAATGGTGCAGCTGAGGGCATCAGCCTCTATAAAGCGTATCTCACCACCTACGCGATGAAAGGCCTGGGCCTTCTCTTTATCAAGGGGCCGCTCCTTATTAGTAAAGACTACCTCCTCTGTCTCCTGCTGTAGTGCGTAGTTGATAGCCGTACGATATAGATTCTGGTCCATTACGTAGCGGAGGGCCGTTTCGTTAGGGTTAAGCCCATCTGTCACGTAACGGCGGCCCACTACTAAGAAGGGACTGTTCTGATAACGCACTACTAGAACAGTCCAATACATAGTACCATAGCGTGTGCTCTGGGCCCACGGACTAGTAGCCACTACGTTGATAGTGATGTCAGGAATGCCATCTTCTATACTCAGGAGAGTATAGAGGGATAACTCTGGGAAGACGAAGGGTAGTGCTGTTCTGTCTTGTCTAATGGCGGGCAGCGCCAATACAGTCTCAAGCAATGTATTCTCCTGCCACCTCGTAGCATATTGTTAACGCGTCCTCGTATTTATATAGACCGCGCTCCTTTAACTTATCTGCTATCTGCTGGTGTACATACAGACTGGCATCATATTTAGTTATGCCATCCTTATACTGCCGTGCCGCAATTAATTGATTAACTATGCGGGGCAGCTTATCGATAGCATCGGGGGCATCCATAATATCCTTGAGTATACGACGAGCCTTCATGTAATTACTCATACGCAACATCGACTCCTTAGCAACAGCCAGGGCTTCATCACTGTACCAGTCCCAGAAGTCTATCTCATCATTGATAAGAACCAGCTGATATACACCAGCTGGTTCTAGCACCATTGTTGAGTTCTTCATAAGCTTGTTGTGACTACTAACTACCTCTAGGTCCTTATAACGGAGATTGAGAGCTAATAGAATACTCTCAGCGCTAGCATAACCTTCAACGAATTCAATAGGGACATCGTTATATTGCTGTATCAAGACACACGCCTCCCTTGTATGGGTATTAATTACTATCATCAGCGCTGAGATTCGATGTATCAGCGCTATTATCTGACCTACTAATGGTATTCTTATGGGGGGTGGGGGCCCAGGCTCCGTATCCCGTTGTGGCCTGGAGCCGAGTTCCCGCGCCCATGATGATGTCCGCGATGTTGGCGCACTCCGCGTTGAATGGTATGATCTCGATCTGGCGGCCGCACACGATGACTGACTCCTCTGGGTCGGGTGAGGAGATGGGTTTGGGATGTATGTTTAGGTATCCGGTCGATACCTCGTTGATGTTGATGGAGTTATGAATCAGGGCACCGTCGTGCTGGTTGTTGGATGCGAGGTCGTGGATATCTCGCAGGCTGTCTACCTCTATACGTTGTAGTAGAGCCGACATGGCGGCTATCTTCTCGTGCTTGGGTATCAGTTTAAACCACTTCGCTATACTAGTAGCTATGCCCTTGAGGTATCCTACTAAGCTAGCGAGGGCCCGCGTCTTAGTGGATACGTCCTTATCAGCTAGGAGCGGCTCATCTAGTACTAGGCGCGGTATAGTGAAGCAACTACTGAGGCGCCTAACGAGCCGGGCCCCATTGATTACTGCTAACACAGCTGTCTTCACAGTGCCTACAGACAGTAGGGGATCCGGAGAACTCACACGACCCGATAGCATCTCATCCAGATGGGAGCTGATACCTAGCTTCTCCATCTCCTGGTGAGCAATCGTCGCGTGGCACTTGACGACATCGTAGTTAATGACAGGGCTGGATATTAGCAGCACCTCTCTGAAGTTTCGACTAGCGCCCTGGAGGCCGCCCCCCTTCTCGTACACGCGAAGCCCCTCGTGGGGCTGGGTCAGCTCCTGCGAATACTCTGCCTGACGTTTCGTGTAGTCGATACTCGTCACGCGCTCGAGTATACCTTGATAGCAGTTCAGGTTGTGAAGGTAGCGAGCTCGTTTACTAGCCAGCTCAGTCTCACTCAGGCTATCGCGAGTACGCTCTATTCGATCTCGTTGTCGTATCAGCCACGCGATGCCATAGCCCAAATCAACCTGTGTTGGTGGTGCGCTACTAAGCGGCCTATTGAGCTTAGGAAGGGGGCGGCCATCTGCATCAACGAACCACTGATCCTGTAGTCGAGAGGGGCTCAATAGTAAATCCTCCCCCTTCTCAATGAAGGTATCGATGATGTGCTCGTGGATACGGTAGCGGAAGCAGATCCCTTCCTTAGCGTAATAAGGGGCCCGCGTCATGAACGCCTCTACGCTCTCCCAGTTATAGTTTCTGCAGTAAACGTGAATGAAGCTCTTACGAGGCAACGGCACTCCCTTCCACGCGTGGTAATCAGACTTAGCACGCATTTGGCGCTGGCACAAAAACGTGTGGATGAATAAACGCCGACTATCACTATTCATACCAGCCGTTAGCCGACGCAGATAGTGATGCTGACTAATAGTGAGTTTTAGATTAGTTTGAATGTACGGCATAAATTCTCCACTTCATTTAATTTTAACATGATCTAGCAATTTAAACAAGATAATTTTACTAGATGCTGGATGATATCGTATAAATTTATTAGTTGAAGGTTTACTATTAGGGCCCGCGCCTCTGCCAGCATAATCATACCCAATTGTTATAACTATGAATAGAACTAAGAAGGGTAATGTAACAGCAGAAGCGCGGGCCGAGTACGGTACAGTGGGGGATAGATTCCCTATATTCGATAAGCGCAGCGCATTGAGTGCCCTTAAACTGCGGGGCCACGGCAATCTATCTAAGCAGGAGAGGGCCCGTGTTATCAACAAGGCGGCTAAGTTTGTTCCTGAGGCAGCTCGGGCTGCTCGGGAGGTAGATCAGCGCCGCTCTCGTCGTAGTTAGAGAGGAGTAGGGTGATAATCCAGTCTATATTGCTCTGGGTTAACTCTCTACCAGTCTCCTCGTAGTATTCTGGAAGGGCCAATACGCTCTGTACCCAATCGAGTTCTTTATCTGATACGCCCTGGAGGTCATCTAGGATCCAATTATTGTCGCGTAGTCTCTGAATTTGTTCTGGAGTCATGGTGATCTTTGAGAATTTGACTTATAGGAAAGAGAGGCTTACCATCTATAATATCGTCTATACTGCCGATTAATATAGAGGGGTCACCTTCTTCATCGATTTTATCACGAGCGACAATTACATCTCCATTAGTGGCTAGGAAGATAGAGACATCTACATTATCATGAATGTATGATAGGAAGTACATATCGCCATCATTATCATCAGGACGGTCTTCTCTAGTATTGTTGCTTACTACGTAACTAGATCGATTGACATGAACTCCAATAAATTTATTATTGGAATCTAAGCCTAGATTCTGATAGGCCCACGCCTTCACGACATCAATTGCGTTATACTGCATTTTGTCTCCTCCCTTGTTTAAGTCTACCTATCTCGAGAGCATCACTGCCCATGATGTGGAGCTCCTTATTGCTGTTAAGCAATAAGTGTCGTGTTCGTGCGCCGGGCCAATAGTAGTAATCGCCCCACTTTATCAACAGGCCCGTCTCGAGTATAGGTTCTATATTCTCTACTACTAATTGCATCTCCTCCTTAGTCATACCGAACTCACCATGGTTATGGCGCTGGTAACTATCGCGCCGATAATGCTGAGTGCGACGGGCCCATACTCCATTAACGGATTCAGAGTTAGTTATCATAGCCAGCTGGCAATAATAGCGTAGATTACCCCCCGGCATATTGAGAGGGACGCTCTCAGCAAGGCGGCGTATAGTAGGGCTATAGTAGTGAATACGCCATTGGTCCACTGAATTCTTATCATTATAGAAGTCGACCCCCCATGCAGCTATACCTAACTCGAGCACATTAGTTAGGTAGTATTTATTAGAGTTATCCTGACCACCACTCATTCTAGTATGTAACCGCGTATAGTTAATGTGGGGCTCCATATCCTCGAACCAGAGTTGGATAAAGCGTCCTCCCTCCTCAGGGGTAGGTTTGTATAATGATAAGAACTGGTAGTCTGTTGCCTGCCATATAATGCTGGATATCTGCAATGTTTTAGCTAGGTACATTAGAATTGTAAGTTAGTATGAGATGTTCTGTATTCTGAATTATGTTTACTCTTTTAGTGCACACCTAGGATTTTCTAGATTAAAATACTCTAGACTGAGAAAGTATACACCATCTAGCTCTCCTTCTACAAATATAATTGAAGCTATTGCAATAGCTACCGCAAAAAGATTAGTATTCTTTCTAAGCTGGTCAAGAACATCGACTCTTAGAAACAATGTTACTATAGTTAACAATAGTTGATTTTTGAGAACTTCACGAAAATACAGTACAGTATTTTCCTTTACTATGCCGAACGCATAAACTAGCCCATTGGCAATAGTGCGGTTGTAACAATGTTTAAGTAATGCTGAAAACTGTGGTTTTTGTTTTGCTTCATTGACTAAATCAGCGATAAAATCTTTTGTTGATTTAGGTAAATTATCATAAACACTTTTGATTTCTATTGTAGCTCCGTAACTAATCATTTTTTACTCCTTAGTTGTATTTGGTTTGTAAGTTAGTCCCCAGATATGTGACGTTCCGTATATTTTTTTATAGTCCCCCTCTACTACAAAACTAGAAGCTATAGCGATAGCCTTCATAAACAAGTTAGCATCTGTTTTTAATTGCTTAGGAATAAAAACATTTGTGGTTTTTTGTTACTTGGTATGGTTCGATAGTGGGGCATAAATCGACTAAATCTTTATCTGCTAAGAGACTTAATTGATTAGTTCACTATAGATAGAAAACAATTGGCCAAAATCGAAGCAATGCCTTTCTCTATAAGGGTTTCATTCCTTATAACCCCCGCCCATTGCATAAGACAAACCGAAGAACCACATTTGTCTTACAAAAAGCAAGAAATAGCCACAGCCAAAATGTTATTTTTCTCGCAATAGAATTGCCCCTCGTCGAATTAAATCCTGTATTTGTTCAGAGGTGATTCCTGTTGCATCGATAAAGATAGCGTTTTCAACGTCAGCCCCACTCAGATCAGCTCCACTCAGGTTAGCCCCTCTCAGGTCAGCCCCATTCAGTTTAGCCCTATTTAGTTTAGCCTCAATCAGGATAGCCCTTTTTAGTTTAGCCCCACTTAGGTTAACCGCCCACAGGTTAGCCCTTCTCAGATCAGCCCCACTCAGGTTAGTCCTTCTCAGATCAGCCCCACTTAGGTTAGCCTCACTCAGATCAGCCGCCCACAGGTTAGCCTCAATTAGATTAGTCTCAATCAGGTTAGCTCCTCTCAGGTTAGCCCCATTCAGTTTAGTCCTTCTCAGGTTAGCCCTTCTCAATTTAGCCTCACTCAGATCAGCCGCCCACAGGTCAGCCCCACTTAGGTTAGCCGCCCACAAGTCGGCCCCACTCAGGTCCGCCCCACTCAGATCAGCCCCACTCAGATCAGCCCCACTCAGGATAGGCCCACTTAAATCAACTTGTTGTAGAGTTGTCTTATCGATTGTTCCCTCTTGAATTGCTTTAATTAATTCGGCTTGAAATGTTCCGTATCTTTCTTTATAGTCCCCCTCTACTACAAAATTAGAGGCTATAGCTATAGAAAGCATAAATAAGTTAGCATCTTTTTTTAACTGTTTCGGGGTAGAAACGCCTGTTAAAAATGTGACAATAAATAACCAAGCCTTAAAAGCTACAAACGAAATCCAATCTTTTTTGACATCATTGGCCTCATTGTATTTTAATTGTACGTATGTATCCATTACATTGGATTTAATTGCGTCTCTATAGAAGTGTTCTAAGTATTTTGACTTAGGATTCTGTTTTGCTTCTAATACTAAAGCGTCAACGTATTGTTTAGCTTCAATAGGCAGCCTATCGTATTGTTTTCTAACCAATATTGCGCGTCGAATATCCATTGGTTTACTCCTGTTTTAGATTATTTTTGTTTGTTTTACTTTATGTAGTCTCAGTTTTACTCTTTAGCTGTATTGTCGGTTATTTCTTTATACCAGCTTTTTTCTACTAGAAAGATTGACGCTAGTGTTAAAGCTTTTCTGAAAAGATCAAAGTCTTTTCTAAGAGGAGAAGGAATAGTAACTCCTGTACATATAGGCATAACAATATTAATCATAACCCAAAATTTAAACCGATTAAGAAAAGAAAGATTCCACTTGTCATTGGATAAATACGAATAGAAGTATTCTTTTTCTATATTTCCTTCCCACCACCAGATTAATATCTCATTAGTTACTTGGCTAGTTTGAGATTTTTTTAATAAATCATCAATCCAATTTTTTGATTCAAGAGATAATTCGAGATATTTATTTCTAATCATAAGCTTATACAGCCGCTCTTTGAATTGAGGATTAATGTTAATGTTCATTGTTTACTCCCTAATTGTGCTAGTTTTTACTGATAACTGATAACTAAAATTAAACCATTAGCATTTATCAACTGTCCTTTTTTTTATTTCATCTGCTTGATCCATCATTATTGATGCAAAAAGGTCAAAAGCATCTTGGTTACTTTGTCTTAATGCCATTAACTCTTCTGGGTTATATTTCATGAAAAAACGTAAATTAGGAGCCACGATAGATAAAGCTTCAACTTGTCGCTCTAAACTCTAATCTTTCATTAATTCTTTCTGATGTGTCATTAATCTACTCCTTGTCTAATTAAATCCTGTTCTTGTTCAAGGGTGATCCCCGTTGCATTGATAAAGATAGTGTCTTCAATGTCAGCCCCTCTCAGGTTAGCTTTACTCAGGTCAGCCCCTTTTAGGTTAGCCTCAATCAGAATAGCTGCATTCAGGTCCGCCCCACTTAGGATAGCCCAACTCAGATCAGCCCAACTCAGAATAGCATCACTCAGGATAGCATCACTCAGGATAGCCTTAATCAGTTTAGCCCCACTCAGGTCAGCTTCTCTCAGGTCAGCTTCACTCAGGATAGCTTCACTCAGTTTAGCTTCTCTCAGGTCCGCCCCACTAAGGATAGCCCCTCTCAGATTAGCCCCTCTCAGATTAGCCCCTCTCAGGTCCGCTTCACTTAGGATAGCCTTAATCAGCTTAGCCCCACTTAGATTAGCCCAACTCAGGTCAGCTCTTCTCAGGTTAGCCTCAATCATTTTAGCCCAACTCAGGTCAGCCCAACTTAGGTCAGTCCTTCTCAGGTTAGACCTTCTCAGGTCCGCTCCACTCAACTTAGCCCCATACAGGTTAGCCCAACTCAGGTCAGCCGCGCTCAGGTCAGCTCTTATTAGTTTAGCTCCACTCAGGTTAGCCCTTCTTAATTTAGCCCCCCACAGGTTAGCCTCACTCAGATCTGCCCCACTCAGATCAGCCTTAATCAGTTTAGTCTCACTCAGTTTAGCCCCTCTCAGAATAGCCCCACTCAGTTTAGCTTCTCTCAGGTCCGCCCCACTTAGGTCAGCCTTAATCAGGTCAACCTTAATCAGGTCAGCCCCACTTAAATCAACTTGTTGTAGAGTTGTCTTATCGATTGTTCCCTCTCGAATTGCCTTAATTAATTCGGCTTTTTCAATAACTTTTGCATCTGTAGTGAACTCGACTTTAACTTTTACATCTGTAGTGAACTCTGCTTTTGTGACGACAATTTCGGGTATATCGTCTGATTTATGTTTATTGAGAAGGACTTGCAATTCCCCCGATTGATGTAAATCTGCTAGGCGCTGGAGTCCATCTTCTGAACCTTCTAAAAATAATCGAATACTGCCTTTAAGTTGCGGTTTAATGTTCATTGGTTTACTCCTGATTAATTACAAGAACTGATTGTTAATTTTGCATTAATCCAACTTAGACAACAAAGCTTTAATTGTATTTAATGCAGTACCTTCTGGTGTATATCTTGCTACAGATGATATGGTTAATAGCTCTTCAAGCATCTGACCAAAAAATTCTAATTGCTCTTCTTTATCAGAAAAAGGAAAAACTAAATTACCGACTGTATCTGTTAACTTATTTGACATCAGTGGAATCTGATGTTCTGTGCGTGCATGATAGTGAATTTTTTGGCTCATTGATTTTCTCCAATTTATTAGGGTGACTGTACCAATGTGATATAGCATAACCTTTGCATTCGGTTATTAATAATAAAGTATGTCCTGTTATTAATTTATCATTCCAGTAGAATTTAATCATTACTCTAAAAGTTTGACTGGACATAGTTCACGACGGCACTGTGAATAAACCTTAAGTCTGTAGTTATGGTTGTTTGATCGCCATAGTTTTTATTGTTAATCTGCAGAATGACGATAAATTTTCGACAAAGATAATTAGTCGTTAGTCCATCTATAACACCAAACTATACCAGAGGTACTAATATCAATGCGTTCTATTTCGACTGGGTTGTCATTTTTGCCACTAAAATAATTACACCAATGCCAAATAGCCTCTGGTTCGGATTTTGATGCGATAAGCAGACTAAATGATGTGACTGAGTCTTTAATTAGGTATAAGTTCATAAATCCTCGTTAATAGTCGTAAAAATATCCTAATCGATTTGATTTGCTAGAGATTCTCGGTAAAGTCTTTCACGATCTATCCAGAAACGAGCAGTAGGTACACCTAAAGCTAATTCCATTTTGTAGGCAATACGAATGGTAATTTCCACTTTACCTTTTATTAGTTGATTGATAGTCTTTTTTGGCAACCCCATGCGCTGGGCAAATTCACCTCTAGTTATTTTTCTCTCTTTTAGGATGTCAGCAAGGGTTTCTCCTGGTGGGGAGACCCAATCGGGTGTGTATGTGTTCTCGGTAGTATTAGTTATTGTTTTACTCCTCATTAATTACAAAAATCGTGAACAAAATAATTGACAACCTTAATCGCTTCTTTGATTTTTGGGATAAAATCAATGTCTAAGCTAATAAAGATAAAAGGGTTTTCTGTTTTTCTTGTATTTTCTAGTTTATGATAGTATGAGATATCTAATAGTAAAATATCTCCTGCTTTTACTATTAGTCTTTGAGTGTCTTTTCTACGAATCAACAGATTATCTATCCGCCCACTAATGTCGCCAAAGTAATGTGTTTTTAGAAGTTTTTCCAAAATACTATCATTTGCTGTAGATGCGTAAAGCTCATAATTATCGCTTTGAACAACTAAAATAATTGAGTATTTTCTGTCCTCATCGATGTCATCGACGTGCCACTCCACTCCTAGTGTCGCCCATAAAGTATAAGGGCAATCGTACATATCATAAAGAGGGCTTAGCCAATTATGTTTTTTAGGAAACTTATCAGTAAAACAAGGATTATTTGCTATCCTGTTTAGCTTTTCTAGATTATGGTATTTACCTAGTTTATGTAGGGAGTTCATTTTTTTGTTTGGTTGAGGATTACTAACTGATTACTGGTAACTGATTAATAAACTAAGTAAACAATCTTAATGCAGTTGTTAACAAATATACCCATTCTTCTTCAAGCATTAATTCCATTTCAGTATCTATGGTGATTATTTATTTTTTCGAGTATTGATAAAATCTTCAAAAGCTTCAATAAATCCAGAAGAAAAATCAATTGTATAAAACATAATCAAAGTAACAATTAGTATAAGTATTGTCAATATTACAATACTCACAATAGATAGAATGACAGTAGAAATAATATTCATGGTTGTTAATTAGCGCAACTAGGTTTGGTTGATGATTACTAACTGATTACTGATAACTGATTAATAAACTAAGTAAACAATTTTGATGCAGTTGTTAACAAATATACCCATTCTTCTTCAAGCATTAATTTCATTTATTATCCATCCTTGATCCTTTTGGATAAAATAGTGAATGTTCTCTGAATATCGAGAGGTTCATGCCCTTAACCGTCAAGCTGCTCATTAATCCATTCTTTTATTCTTGGTGACAACTCAGACACCGTAATGATTGGCGGCAGATCTAAGTCAGGATAAAACATCACATAGTATTGTTGCTGAATGTTAAACGATGGACAAGGCAGTATATCTTCGTAAACAGTTAAAACTGTTAGTATGTGTTTTGAATCAACAACAAGAGCAATTCTACCTACGTTTGGAGATATACCATCAATGCGAATACCTTTCATTTTTTACTCCTAAATAATTGTTATTTGATGCGGTTCCGATCCAAGTTAAAATCTAATCATCACTACTCACTTTAGTTTAATGATTTGACCAGTTTTAACGTCTATAGCCTCAAAATACAATAAATCGTCTCGTTGATTGTAATATTCAAAAATTTCAGTAACATCAGCTTCTGTATTTATATTGTGGGAATACTCTTTAGTTTTTCCTTTTTTATCGCGTATAATAGCGACAACAGTAGAAGTCTGATTCTTAGGATTGCCATTCTCATCTTTTTCTGCAAAGCTTAAGTGAAACATAATTACCTCTGTTTATTTGTTGATGATAACTAATAACTGATAACTGATAAATTAACTGTTCCATTGACGCAATTCAGGTGATAACTCAAGCGTAGTTATAATTGGCTGCAGTTGAATAATGGGATCAAAAACTACATAGTACTGCTTTTCCGTATCCAATTGTCGCGAAGGCAATACATCTTTATAAATATAAGCCACGTACAGTATATATTTTAAGTCGATAACTATACCGACTTTACTGCACCCACAAATACCTTCAATACGAATCTTCATTTTTACTCCTAAATAATCGTTTTGATTGTTTTGTTGCTGTGTCATGACAGTTAACTACTAATAGTTTTTACTGATAACTGATTGATTAATCACAGACTACTCGAAAACCGAGAGTGTTGAAGCTGTTGCCATAGCCGTAGTCGTCGCTAATTGCGGAACGGCAGAAATAAGGAATGTCGCCCCAGGAACCGCCCCGCAGACACTTATCAATACACCATTCCCAGACGTTACCGTGCATATCGTACAATCCCCAGGCATTGGGTAACTTTAATCCTACGGGATGAGTTGTACCCTCAGAATTTCCGCAATACCAAGCGTAATCTTCTAACTGATGACAATCATTACCGAAATAATAGTTAGTAGTAGTCCCTGCTCGACAAGCATACTCCCACTCTGATTCTGTGGGTAAGCGGTAATTCTTACTAGTCACTTGACTTAGTTTTTGACAAAAAGCTTGAGCATCACCATAACTAACACTTTCTACTGGATTCTGAGGATTGCCTTGAAAATGGGAAGGATTAGTTCTTATTACCGCTTCATATTGTGCTTGAGTTATTGGATATTTACCAATTTTAAAACTATTAATTCCTTGATCTTGACTTGCTGGTATTTCTACCATTTCAATTTTAATTGTCATTCTTTTACTCCTAAGTGCTTTATTTTTAACAACTGATAGCTAACTTCTTGGGAGGGGCCTCATCATTTTAGTCATCCAGACACGCTTGAAACCCTGACCAGTATATAGCAGTTATAAACTTCTCTTTTTCCTCTTTAGTTTGCATAGTCTCTAGATATTCTACTACTTCAGATAGGATCATATCTTTATAAGGTTCAGGCAGCTGTGCTTCCCACATCTCCTCAGCTAATAGTGTTGGTCTAATAGTTTGTGCTACCCGAAAACCGACATTGTTGAAGCGGAGCCCGCGGGGAGGGCTGCTGTCGCGATTTGCGGAACGGCAGCAATAAGGAGGGTCGTTCCAGGAACCGCCCCGCAGCCACTTATCAATACACCATTCCCAGACGTTGCCACTCATGTCATAGAGTCCCCAAGCATTAGGTAATTTTTGCCCTACAGGATGGGTTATCAGCCAAGCATTAGGTGATTTTGCTGCGCCTACAGGATAGGTTATCAGCCCAGAGTTGTCTTCGTACCAGGCGTAATCTCTTAATTGATTAGCATCATCTCCAAAATAATAGTCAGTAGTAGTCCCCGCACGACAGGCATATTCCCATTCCTCTTGTGTGGGGAGACGATACTTATGGCCAGTCATTCCATTTAATTTTATGCAAAAAGCTTGAGCGTCATCCCAACTAACCATTTCTACTGGATTTTGCGGATCTGGATATTGAGGATAACCTTGAAAATAAGATGGATTAACTCCCATTACCGCTTCATATTGTTCCTGAGTCACTGGGTATTTACCAATCTCAAAACTACCGATTTTTTGATCTTGACTTGCTGGTACCTCTACCATTTCAATTTTAATCACCACTTTTACTCCTAGCTTTGTTTTTATTGATAACTAATAACCAACTGACGCTAAAAGATAATCAAAGCAACTTAAATCCTTTTTTTGTGCCTTTGTCCGATCCAAATTCTCGCACAGCACCTTTTAGGGATTCTCTTACAGAAGCCCTTGACATTCGAGACTTTTTCCCTAGTTCCCAATTGATTACACTTGCATTTCCGCAAGCATCAACACTCTCAAGACTGTCAAACCAGCCGTCGTTTGTGTGAGCGTAAGATACCATTACAGCACCATTAGGAAACAGGGTGCCACTAAATTGGTATTCAGTATCGTCAAAGTCTTTAGCGAGAAAAGTGACTTGTTGAATGATCAATGTTTTTACTGCTGATAACTGATAATTGACTAATTGTCACAGACTACCCGAAAACCGTAATCGCTGATGCGGTAGTCGCGGCTGTAGTTGTCGTAGTAGCAGTAAATGGAACGGCAGAGATCAGGATTGCTGTACCAAGAACCGCCCCGATTCACGCCGTCTTCGCACCACTCCCAGACATTGCCACTCATGTCATAGAGTCCCCAAGTATTAGGTAATTTCTGTCCCACAGGATGAGTTGTACCCTCAGAATTTTCACCATACCAAGCGTAATCTCCTAATTTATTAGCATCATCTCCGAAATAATAGTCAGTAGTAGTCCCTGCACGACAAGCATATTCCCATTCCGCTTCCGTCGGTAGGCGATAGGTTTTGCCAGTTATTTGACTTAATTTCTGACAAAAGGCTTGAGCGTCATCCCAACTAACCTTTTCTACCGGATTTTGGGGATTATTTTTAAACCGAGAGGGATTGATTTCCATTACTGCTTCATATTGCGCCTGAGTAATTGGATATTTCCCAATCGCAAAACTACTGATTTTTTGATCCTGACTTGATGGTATTTTTACCATTTCAATTTTAATCATCACTTTTACTCCTAACTCTGATTGATTTTTTAGTCGCTTATTTTCCTGTTGCAGTAGCCAAACTGAGGATTCTAAATCGTGAACCTTTTGTTTTAAGTTGTCAATCCATGCTTCGTTGTATTCTTTGCTCTGTTCTAATTCTTGATTTTTTTCTCCAGAATTTCATTTTTTGTTTCTAGTTCCTCAACTAATTTGCTTAAGTTGTCAGAGTTTTGATCTTCTGGCGTGTACTTGCAATAATCTAAATAGTCCCATAGGTCGTAAGGAAAACTAAGAAGCTCCCGAACTTCTTCAATAAAATTTTCTAGAGCGTCAAAAAGCTTTTGAGTGTCATAACCTGCTAAGTAAACACCTTGTTTTTTGACAGTGAGGTAATTACCGTTATCAGTCACTGATAATATCACGTGGCCTCCCTCAAAATATCTTTGGTTAATTTCATTGAGATTATTTTCTATACGCTTGATAAGCGCCGTTCTTTCGTAAAAATTAATAGAAGTCATGTCTTGTTACCTCTTGTGTGTTTGTTTACTTGATCCTGTCTTACACCCAGAAATATCAACTATTTGAGAGAATTATTTCTGTTAATCCCTTGCTTTTTGATTATCTCAGGATGCTTATCACAGATTAAAGCTATTCTTGTCAGCGGTACGCCTGATAGAGAGTGATCTTATAACTTAACAATATTTAAGACAGAAGATTTTGAAGTTTTAAAATCTTCTGATCTAAGAAACATAATTAAGACTATAAAGTTGCAAATCACTCTTGAGGTAAATAGAAAAATCCTTTAATTGCTGGAAGACAATTAAAACTAACAGGCAAAAAAACAACTTTTATACCATCGCAATACCAACCATCATCATGTAAAAAAGTAAATCTTTTATCAAGATTAGCCCCTTTGGTATAAATACACTTACTTTTGATGTACTCAAGCACATCTTGCGCTTTTTCTATGCAGTCATCAAAAGTTTTTTCTATTTGATGTGGTTGATATGGTCCGATAATAATTTCTTGACTATCGACCCGGCAACATTCAGCATAAAACTCCCCTAAGATACCGCTAAGACTAGGTTGCAATCTGATCGTTTCTTCATTTCTAGTAGCCGTAGCAGGAACGACAGCGCTATTATCTTTTAGCCAACAGCAAGAATCAAACTTAATATTATCTGTATCGACAAAACCTTGTTTGTTTAATGCCCATTTTACAGTTTCTTCACAGGGATTACCGTCTTCCCCGATAAACGGAGGTTTTGCGTTCCACATATTAGCCAAAGATACCGTTTTTGCGCCCAATCTTTTGTATATATTCATAATCTTCGTTAATGCTAGTGTTAACATAAAACGGGAATAATTTCTCGTTTTGACTTAATTGCTTGTTACCAAATGCTGTAAAAGTGATAGCTACCTTTTATAGCCTCTACGCTGAAATGGGCGTTATTGTGTTTGTAAGCATCGTATATCTCTTTCGCCGTCGGCAACTCTAGAGACAAATCAACTAAAGCCATCACGCTGTAGAGTGTGTCGTGGATGCCGCGAGCTAAACCTCCCGCAGGAACCATAACTAGTTCTGAAACATAGATAGTGGTGTAATCTAAAACGTCAGTCATATTATGGCCGTGTTTTGTGTGAATAGCCTTTGTTATAAAACTAGCCACGCATAGTTTTAGTTAGTGCATGCCTGCCTAATACCTGCCTAATCCTGTATGTGTAAATTACAATCAACGATGTCTCTTATGAGCCCACCAATTACTATAGTAATAATGGATACGCCCAGCGACCTCATCGCTGTAGATGGAGGTAATCTATCAGAGGCTGCTAGTGCTATTGGTATACGCGACAAGATAGGTAGTCTTCAGGGAGAACAGCGACTAAGTGCATTAGTACTTAAAGATGTTCCTTCTGGATTTCCTGGCCCGCCTGGCCCGCCTCTATTAATTAAAGGTAATCTTAATTCTGTAGGCGATCTGCCTACTAACCCCTCTATAGGACATGGTTACCTAATTCAAGGTATTCTTTATACTTGGTCGGGTATAGAGTGGATTAATGGCGGACAACTACAGGGCCCTATTGGGCTATCTGCTTATCAAGTAGCCCTGAGCAACGGTTTTATTGGAACTGAACAAGACTGGCTAGAAAGCTTAAAAAAACAATGGAATAGCACTAACTGGTAGAATTTATGACAACTTTTAAAGCATTTCGAGAAACGGCACTCCCTGGAACTCTTCAGCCTTATGCAATATATTTTGTAGCTCCGGCATCAAAGCCGAATTATGTCGAAATTTACGTTTCCGATGCTACTGGCTCTTCTGCCAAAAGAGTTCTGACTGACACTGATATTCAGGCACTAATTAACGCTTCGATTTCTGGTTTAGGCGGGGAAATGCCTATTGTAGCTGATATAGCAGCAAGAAACGCATTAGCTTCGTCACTCACCAAAAACACTCAAGTTTTAGTTCTCGACGCGACGGGAGATACTACGGTAACAACCGGCGCGGCCACGTATGTTTATCGAGTCTCAACGACAAGTTGGACCAAGATAAGTGAGTCTGAATCTATTGATTTAGTTTTGCAGTGGGCAAATATTCAAGGTCGTCCTACCAGTTCAGTTTCGGCTATCGACGCGGCCGTGAATAATAGTCACACTCATACCAATAAAACTCAGCTTGACAAAATCGGAGAAAACGCTAATGGCTTGTTAACTTATAGCAATTTGCTTCCTACAACAGGCTGGAATAGTGTAGCTTGGTAAGATGAGTGAATTTAGAACGCAAAAAGTAGTCAGCAGTTTGCCCGCGTTACAAGCAAATACTCTTTATTTTGTCAGAACGGGTGACGGTTTTGATTTATTTTGTAGTGATCAAACTGGTAGCGTTGCTCACAAACTGAACGATGGAGACGCACGCATTCAGCGAGAACCAGTTTTATTGCGAAGTGCAAATACCGGCAGCGGGGCTATTACTTTGCCGATTTTTTACACGGAGAATATAACTTTATTGAGGGTTGTAAATGCTCAAAACACATTGGTCGGGTCTAGCGGTAGTGCTGTAATTAATGTGCTGTTTGGTAGTGGGGCTAGTTTTACTACGATTCCGGGATTAGGGAGTCGAACGATTACGACAACCCCTACGAATCATTCAGTTAGTGGTAATGGGCAATTAATCACGGCTGCTCAACAGATACGAATCGAATTTGCTTCTTTTACAAGTGGACCCGTTGACGTTGGTTTAACATTTGAATATTCACGAGGATAATTATGTCTAATAGCTTAACCGCTCAAAGTTTATTTTTAAATAACCCTGATTATTTGGAAAGATACCAAATTGCTTTAACAAATGTAGCTGGGACTTTTAATGAAATATCAACTAATCAAGCTTTTTTTGATAGCCAGATTAAGCCTAGCCTGATTAATGATCAATCCGTTAAGGTTTACGTTTACAAAAGGATTTTGTCAGAAATGATAGTTTTTAATTCTTATGTTAAGTTCCATGTAGCTAAGTTAAGCATGACTGCTGCTGTGTTCGGAGAAACCCCAAGACTTGCGGTTTCTGTTGATAATGAAGGGAGATTAAATCCGATTCTTGAATCGGCAATTTTACAAGCAGTGACAGAACAATTCAATGACGACAATTTGTTATCTCAATTGTTAAGTCAAGATATTCTTAAGATATCTGCGGTTTTTAATTAAATGCTAATAATTGATGCCAGTCCCCAGCTTTGGGCCCCCACACCTACGGATATAGGATCGGGGCTTTATTTGAATGCCCGACAGCGGATTACTATTGCAAGCGACGCGGTTTCTGAATGGGGAGACAGGGATGGCAAATGGACATTTACTCAGCCCAATTCTAGCCTCAGATTTTTATACAGTGCTACAGGATGGAACGGCACGCCTGCCATCAATGTAACAGCGGCTAGCCAACGGCTTGTGGGAACAGCTCCATTTACTCCGCTTATTGGGGTTTCTGGATTTACGACTTTTGCTTTGGCAAGGCATACCGCGACTGGCTGGATTTGGCAGCACGGTAACTCAAGTCCCAGCGCCAGGACCGGCTTCGTAATCATCGATAATACTTTGTATGGGGTCATCAATAATCAGATAACCACAGGAGCCATACCTGCGGCAACAAACAATCTTCTAGTGTGGAGATTTAATGGGTCTGCGGCAACCAAATCTACGCTTAGACTTAACGGGGCAAATTTGGCTTCTGGTGGAATTACCGCCACAGCCACGACGGCAAACGCCGGGGCGCTCAGTATAGGTCTTGGCTTAGATCCACTCACTTTTCTAGGATTTATGTCAGATTTGTTGATTTTGCCTTATGCCGCCTCTGATGCTTTGATTCAAAAATTTGAGGGGTGCTTAGCTTGGCAAAGCGGACAGCGTCTTCCAAGCTTTAATGCCTTGCACCCTTTTTTTAGCAGGCCGCCTCTGACATCTGATCCTTGATTTCCTTTAGCTTGTAATAGATTAAACCAAACTATAAAACCTATTCCAGATAAACTAATAGAAGAAATAATAGATGCTCACTATTACAGTTAAAGCTGTTTTATATTTGATAGAATAAACCAAGAGATAATTATGGCACATCTAAAAGCTTATGTCGTTTCTGATTCTGATGACAATATTCGAGTTGTCAACATGACCTAACTGGAGGCACTGACACCGAACAGGATTGGCTTAATAGCCTAAAACCTTAATGGATGATTACAGACTGGTAAAAACATGACCACAACCTTTAAGCCCTCTAAACTGACTGCAGTTCCCACGCTACCCTGCGACCCTAATGCTGTTTTTTTTGTTGCTCCGACATCAAAGCCGAACTATGTCGAAATATATGTTTCGAATAGCGCTGGGACTGCTCTAAAAAGATTGCTGACAGATGCCGATATTCAGGCACTAATCGATACTTCAATTTCTGGGTTAGCTGGCGAAATGCCAATTGTGGCTGATATAGCAGCAAGAAATGCCTTATCTCCTACTAAGAATACTCAGGTTCTAGTCTTAGACGCAACCGGCGATTCCACTGTGGCAAGCGGCGCGGCTACTTATCTCTACCGGGTTTCCACAACTTCTTGGATTAAAATAAGTGAAGCGGAATCACTCGATCTAATTCTCCAGTGGACAAATATTCAAGGGAAGCCCACTAGCTCTCCTAGTGCTATTGATACGGCAGTATCTAATAGCCACACTCACAATGGCAACTTGACCCAACTTAATAAAATAGGAGAAAATGTTGATGCACTTTTTACCTATAATAATGCCTTGCCCAAAATTGGCTGGGAGGGAACAATCGCATGGTAGTTTTTCACCCTGAAAAAGTAATAGGAGGCTTACCTTCTACTCTAACTCCCAATGCCGTTTATTTTGTCAGGGTAGGGAGTGGTATTAATATCTATGTCGCCGATGCTACTGGAAGCGTGGCTTACGCCATAAATCAGGAAGGTGGGGTTACAGATGGTGATAAGGGTAATATTACTGTTTCTAGCTCTGGTGCGACTTGGACTATCGACAATCAATCTGTCACTTATTCCAAATTACAACAGACAAATAGCGGGAATATTGCATTAGGTAAACCCACCAATGGCAGTGGAACTATCACTGAAATACCTATTGGAGTCGGTGCTAACAATCTAATTCAATTAGATAATAATGCTAAATTACCTGCAGTAGATGGAAGTCAGCTAACTAATTTACCTGTTTTGTCGGCTACTCAAATCAGGGATTCTCTTGCTACTCTGACTGATAGTAATCGATTAGATGCTTCTGCTATCAAGAATTTACCAACTGGTGGTGGGGGAAGCGAACAAGAATCTTGGCCGATTACTATTTTTGCGGTTACTGCGAATGATCCAAGACTCGAAGGAGCATCTTTTCCGAAAACATTGACTTTACCTCCTTTTCCTACGGGAGTAACAATCAATAAAATTTCTGGATTAATCAACTCCCTGAGTAGCGGAAGTGCAGTAATTTCCATTCAAAACGGCACGACTACTATATCAGGACTTAATAGTTTAAATTGCACTACTACAGTATTAGCCGATCAGTTGGCTACCGCTAATAATATTCTTAGCGCAGGGGGAAGATTAAGAATTAGTTTTACTTCGATTACGGGGCTAATTAATATCAGTTTTCGGATAGATTACACGGAGAATCCCTAATGCTTCCACTGATCATTGACCCGATGCCAATCCCTAGTCAAACAGTAAATCTTGTTAGCAACCTACCCCCGACAACTCCATCTCCTACATCGGGTCGCGACGTAAATAATAGTCAATGGCTAGCGCCTAGTTTTACGACTGGTAGTGATCTTTTTATTCTTAGTTCGGTGACTCTTTTTTTCGCGCTAAAATCAGGCACTACTTCTGATCCTGGTAATCTGCTTCTTAGACTTTACAGCAACGCATCTGGAGTACCAGGCTCTGCGATATCCGGTGGCAACTTTAATGCTCCTACTATTGGCAGTGCTAGTCAGTACACTTTTACGCTTGCCACTCCGCAAAAATTAGTCGTTAATACTACTTACTGGTTAGTTGCTGAAACCAGTAACGCCAATCCTGGAACATATCTTTGGGCTCATACTAGTTCTTCTGTAGAAACAGGGTTCGCTGGTTGGTCAATTGGCAATACGGCTGTTTATAGCGTTAGTCAGGGGATAGGGGCAAATCCTTGGGCTTTTCTCATTGGAAGCGGGACTCTTCAATTTAGCGTTAACGGACAAAGTTATTGATATTTAAATTTTCTAAGTATCACATTTTCATTATAAAATTACCCCTAAATATATGAACCAGCACAATATTTATTATCACGTTTTTTGGAACCGCTAGAGAAAAAGCTTAGATGGGGCTTAAGATAATCCCACCATTACAGTTAAAACTGTTTTAGATTTGATAAAATACAGTAAAGCCAAGAGGTAATTATGTCAGATCTAAAAGCTTATGTCGTTTCTTATTCCGATGACAATATTTGAGTTGTTAACATGACCGAACTGGAAGCTAAAGACGCTAAAATTAAGGCTTTAGAAGATAAAGTCTATGAGTTAGAAACTCATATTAAATTATTAACTGACGAGCTTGATAAAGCATAAAGAAAAGCGTATACTGGATTAGGGGACTAGTGGTACATTGATATTAACGGCGATATATTAATAGCACGCAAGTTAACTTGTATGCTATTATAATTATTTGTGGATTATTAATTGATTTAATCTTTGGAGATTATTTGTGCTCAGAGAAAAACTTGCAGAATATGCCCACGAGGCTTGGTCAAGGTGGATGCGCTATCTCTTTTCAAAATCCATAGTAAATAGTGATGGCTCTGTAACAATACCCGCATCACTGGTAAAGAGGTGGGCCAGACAGATGGATACTGATTACCACATGCTTCCAGACAGCGAGCAGCAGAGTGATATTATAGAAGCAGATAAAATGCTTGATATAATGAGTACTAATCATACAGCCGCATAGGAAGATTATAAAGTAACTATTTGTTTAATTAATAGCACACAAGCCAATTTGTGTGCTATCAATAGTTGTATGTTATTATTAGAATAATTACTTTAGGATTCAAATATGCCAGCTGCACTACCAGATTTATCTACGGCCATACTTAAGGAGTACCCTAATTGCGCGGGCCCCATACTAGATCAATTAGTTCATTGGGTTGATGAATACCAACTCACCTGGGTACCTGATAGAGACGGTAAAGATGCTTACTTCTTAATGTCTGAAATAGCACAAAGACTCAAGATGTCAGTTAGCAATGTCAGGAACTTATTTAACCCTATTGTACGCACCTGGGCAGATAGACCTGGCCTACCTAAACCACGTTTGATTAAATTAGATGCCTTAGCTATTAAACCATTTCAAAGAGCACTATGTACTTATTACGATGTCAATTACTATAATAATCACTTATGGGTATGTAATTGGACAGCGGCTTATGGGCGTATAGCCCTCCATAATAATATTAGGCTGGGCCCCGCTCTCTCTCGTGTAGAGGGAACTAAGACAGCACCTGCACCACAAGCTGCAACTATACGTAACGTAGAGACATTGAGCCCCACCTATAACTCTGAGCTTGAGTTACAGATGGATCTAGTATTATTAGCTAGTTATACTGCTAACCCCTTCACTAGGGAGTTAACAGTAATCAACACACTAGAGAGTCGGGCCCGCACTCGTCGCTTTGACCTATGCCGTTCTATTAATGGTAAGACACAGGTCATAGAGATTAAGATTAACCCTATTGGCGTAGAGGACGTAGTATCTACTATAGCTGATAAGGGTTATATAGAACTAGCCAATAACCATTTTGATACACCACTTGAGTTTATATTTGTGGGGCCCAGCATTACTCCTCAAGCACAACGTTTATTGCACGAGCCCGTTTCATTTATGACTATACGACAGTTGCGCGATATGCTATTCCAAGAAGCACTAGATAACACTCCTCCTGAAGGTCACTGGTATATACATAAGTGCAAGGAGATGCTACCTCGTTTATGGAGCTGATTAGCTATTAATATACCTTCCTGCCAGCAGGGAGGTAATTAGTCCATTAGAGCTGTATGTAGTTGAGAGTGAGGCGGGCCCCTCGTGATATACTACACTGTGCCGTATACACGCCTCTGATTAATATAGTAGTTTATCTGTATATGCCGTTGGCATTATTAGTGCCGTAGAGCCATCAGTATATACTAACTTATGCAATCTGATCATAAACCCATCCTCGTGTACTGTATACTGTAGCTTCAGTGTGTCGAACAGGTATTTCATCAGCTGGACACTGAGGGCCCCATTATTGGGCCACATCACCGTATCAATCTCTACGCTGATTAAATTAAGAATCACGATCAAATAATTCTACAGATATATCGCACATACAATAGTCCTCCTTATGCGTCACGACAATATATTCAGAATTAGTCAAAGGGTGATCCCACCCTTTGGGAGTGATTACTTGTAAAGCAACAAACTCCTCTATTTTGTCCCAATTAACGTCTAAAAACAAGTTTTCTTTAGATATTAGTTGACGACCACATCCGTGGTGTTTTACTAAATTAATTACTAAGTCGGATAATTTAGTTGCTCCTTCTGCATTCTCAGCGTAAGATGCAGTGGGAACATTTATACGCATCTTATCGTAATAATTATCGGTTTTTTGCCCTTCACTTAGCCAATAAGCTCGCTGAATATCTGGGCGATCATTGTCAATATTGTACATATTGATTGCTTTTCTCCTACTTAAGCTTCAGGGTATCCTTAATAGGGGGGCCCCTCGTTATATATTACGCTACGCTGATTACGCTACGCTGATTAATGTAGTAGTTTATCTGTATATGTTGTTGGCACTATTAGTGCTGTAGAGCCATTGATAAACGTTAACTTATGTACTCTGATGTCAAATCCATTATCGTGTTCTGTATATTGTAGCTTCAGACCTTTAAACAGGTATCTCATCAGCTGAACACTGCGGGCCTCATTATTGGGCCACATTACCATATCAATCTCTACACTGATGATATGCTTTGTGAAGCACGCATACCTCTTAATGTTGATTTGCTCGTCTGGCGATGGATATAAGACGTAAGAGGTTAATACTTTCATAGCTCTCCTTAGTATTATGGTATTTCTAATGGGGGGGCCCCTTATATTACTGAATGCAGGATAGCGGAATCGAACCGCTCTAAGCCGTCTTATGAGGACGGTGCCTCCACCTATCGGCCAATCCTGCTTGTGGTGCGGCTCTAACTGGGGGGGCCGCGTTATATCTAGTATGCCGTTACTTACCCTTTCTTATCAATCTATCTGTATTCTTGTCCCAGGCTGCTACATAGAAGTGATGTAACAGCCTGTGAAGCAAAATTACAAAGAAGATTAATCCACCAATCTGCGAAAGCAATAAAATCACTATTTTCCTCCTGAGTTTAATCCTCGATAGGGTTTACTGTATGCAGAATAGCGGAGTCGGGTACATCATTCCACCTATCCTTATTATGGCGCGGGCCTTGTGTTATACACTACAAGTATTAAGTCTACAGTGTTATAGGCTAGAGTGTAACTCAACAGTTATGACTAGTACTCATACCACTGCTATGGCGTATATTAACGCGACAAGGCCACACTTAGCGCGGCGTTCTTCTACTTTAAAAATTAGATACATTAGAAACAATACTATGTACACGGTAAAGACTGCATTTAATGCTAATACTGTTATTGACATGCCTGTATCTCCTTAGTAATTAAGTGGTTACTCACTCTTGTCCCACGCTGCTACATAGAAACATATCCTTATTATGGCGCGGGCCTTGTGTTATAGCTTAGATGTAGAGTAGTGGAACACTCTACTGCATGTATCGCTGGTGGACTCTCCAGCAATCATGATTGATACCCATATCACTGCTATGGCGTATATTAACGCGATAAGGCCCCACTTAGTGCGGCCCCCCACTTTAGGAACTAGATACATTAGAAACACTATGTACACGGTAAAGATTGCATTTAATGCTAATACTGTTATTGACATGCCTATATCTCCTTAATAATTGAGTGGCTACTCACTCTTGTCTATCTCTCTGCCTATGTTTCGCTCGCATTTGATAGCTTAATGTTTGTTTAAATATAACTAAATACGGCGATATTTGCCGTATTTTTATTGCTGTATTAAAAACCCCAATTTTTATTGTTTGAATTGTTACATATTCTAACTGTATGTTATGGGCATATTTATCTGAGGTGAGAGAAGCTGTGGAATATTTGATTGATAAGTACAACTTATTGATATACAATATTATACTCTATACTAAATGACGTTAGCATAGACTACAATCAATAGTTAATAGGTTTGTCCCAGGGGGTGGAATGGTACTTTGATAGTGACTCATAGGTTTAACTTATATAACGTTGTGGGTTTTGCTCTAACGCTGTATGCAGAATAGCGGAATCGAATCACTTTGAGCCGTCTTATGAGGTTTCAATCCCTAGTAGGGTTTAAGATTAATTCGAACCGCCCAGTGGTAAAGGCCATACGCTATGGAGTTTTCAAGGTTCATTTGCGCCGCACCCGCAATAAACCAATTATACAGCAAATGACCCACTGTTTCAAGACCCCGCAAAACCTTACGGGATAAGGGGCGCCCCGCGTTATCGGGGGCTCGCAGTCTAACTCTACACGTATGACGCTATTGACCTTGATCCTATCGTTCTCGAACCAATCACAACTGCGTTAGGCTCGAACTCACCGTATGCTTTTACACTGGTATTCATTACGTAGCTCAGCGCTACGCTTCCACAGTGAAATCAGTCTGGCCCGCGCATAGCAGCTGTGTGTCTTCTACACGATAGTATAAGGCACTGTTACTGTAATCGGCCCGGCCCACAGTAAGTCCTACACAGTAGAACAAGTCTGAGTTAATGTGGCGCGCCTTGATATCTATGTTGTTTATGCTCAGGTTAATCATTACTTAGAAGCTCTATTAGATAATCGATGGAACGGATACTATATTCCTTATTCGAGCCCTTGGCCCGCCAACGGTTACGCGTCGGATAGTAGTAGTAGAAGCGGCCCTTAACGTTGATGAGTAGGGACCCATTACCAACAGAGGACCATTTAATGCTGTGTTTATCTAGACATTCCTTAGCGTAATCAAACTCAGGGA